ACCTAAAGCTGGTAAAGGCATTAGTTACCTCCTATTCGCCATATTGTAAGCAGCGTATGCACCTATACCTGTTCCAGCAGCCTGTGCTAATGGATTAGTTCCTGGTGCCGTGGTCGCTGTTACGGCAGATTGTGATGTTGGCATATTAGTCATGATACCTTTTAAGAATTCTAATCTTTGGTATGGTTCGTATGCTCTAGCTAATTGTGTTTGTCTTGATGCATCTAAAGCTTGTTGTCCAAGTTGTCTTTGTACTCCACCTGCTTGTAATAAACTCGCAATGTCAGCTTGTTGCATTGCTTGTTGTTGTCCACCTAACGCACCAAGTAATTGTCCACCAGCTTGTTGTATACCTTGTTGTTGTGCTGCCAATCCTGCTGCTTGTTGGAAACCAGAAGCCATTGATTGGCCTATGTTAGCTTGAGTTGCTCTTTGTAACTCTGCTTGTTGAACACCCTCTCTACCACCACCAAACGCACCTGCATTTACTGCTTGTGCAGATAATTGGTTTTGTGCCATTTGTCCTTGTCTTGCAATTTCATCTGTTACATAAGATTGATAAGGGTTTAAAAATTGATTAATGTTTGGTCCTTGCATTGAACTTAAAACTGATCCAATACCTGCAGCAGTAGTTGGCGCACCAACCCCTGTTGTTCCTGCTTGTGTAAATCCTGCTTGTTCTAATCCTGACGGTCCTGCTGTTTGAAATGCAGGTATTCCGACAGGTGTAGTCGCTAGTTGAGCTGCTTGATCGTAGAGAGCGAGTTTTCTGCTTTCTACTTCTGGTGCCTCTCTAGCAATTGAAACTTGTGTTCCTGAAGTGGAGCCTCCGCCACCTCCGCCTCCGAAGATAAAACTCATATTATGTTAGCTCCTTTGTGTATAAATATCTTTTTACTTGCCATTGTTTAGTTCCTAAAAATTTTTTCCAACCCGGTCTTGCATGCACTGCTATCTTTTTGCAATCTTCCGATCTTGCAAAATCCTCTATTGTGTCTGCAGCCTCGTCTTGCCATAATTCTCTTTTGTCTCCTTTTAACAATATGACTTCACATTGTTTATAGTTCGGTAAAACCATTACTCTAGTAACAAATACACCGAACACTTTGTACTTCTCACCATCATCAGAGCCAAACATCATAAACAATTGAAAGGCTCCTTCTTTAATTCCTTCTTGAAGATCTTCAATATCCATGGGGTTACCATCGTATTTTAAACCTTCTCTTAACATAAACTCAACAAGTGACCAATACTCGTCAAGTTTTTTTGGTTCGATGTATAATACACCGACCTCTTTTTTAATTTGCTTTCTTTTTGGCTTCATCTAGTAAATCAAATATTCGTTTGAACTTAGCTTGTTGGCCATAAAAGAATGCTGCTCCTTTTTTTCTCATGTCCTTAAAACTTCCAGGATTGGCACCTTCCATGATACCTGCTCCTAAAATTGCATCCGCTCTCGATACGAATTCCCCATCTGCTAACTGAGCTAACATGGTGTCTTCATCTTTGTCACCGTTTCCTGAACCATCTTCAACATAGCCCATAGCTCTTACATAATTGTTAACATCTTTTTCATCATGATCTATTTTTGATGGTAAATAATTTATACCACCTGAATTAAATTTTCTTACTTCTGCAATACCACCTTTGTTAAAAGTGTACATTGAATCACTACCATAATTATATGGAGATGAAGATTGAGTAATACCTGCAGCATCTGCTTCATAATCATACTTATCTAAAATACCTTGAAGTTGTTCGTCTGCTTTTTTCTTTGCTTCTGCATAGTCTTCAGGTCTTGTACCTTCTGGTGGTTCTACAGGATCTTCGTCACCTGCTAAAGCAGTAGTTGCTGCGGCACCAATACCTAATTGTGCTCCTGGGGAAAGGTCTCTAAATCCAAATCCTTTTTGTGTAATATCTCCCGCTTCATTTGTTAATGTAGGTTGACCAATTAATCTTGATATACCACTACCTACTGGTGTTTGCGCCATTTGTTGAGTAAACGTAGGGGTTACTGCAGCTCCTGTCTGTGTTGCACCTTGCATTCCCGCACCAATAAAATTTCCTGTAGATCCAAAAGCTTTAAAAGGTCCGACGCCTGCCATACCTGCAAACTGCCCTAATCCTCCTGCAATTGCTGCATCTCTTAATGATCGTTTTGTTGATTTACCTCTGAGTTTTTGAATACCAAAGGTTGCTAATGCTATTGTAAATGGATCCATAATATTTTAACTAGTTATTATGGTATTTTAACTTATATAAGGCTATTCTTCAATATCACTCAACTTTTGTAAAGTCGTCCATGAACTTACCGGTATAGTGATATTCTCCTACATGGCTTATTTCTTCGTCAATCAGAGCATGTATTTGGCCACCCATAGATGTCCATAATTTACAGAAATAGAAGTCTTCTCCTGTATAAGTTTTAGACTTTGGACTATAGTAAGAATCAAAGAAGTTGTAATAATGAGGTCTCTCAACAAGCTCACCATTTACCATAGTTTTTTGTACAATGTTAAGTTGGCTATATTCTTTTTCTAATGCCTCAAAGACAGATCTTTTGATCATCATCATTCCTGTTGGTCCTCTTTCTACTTCGATATAACCGTCTTTTGGTTCTATGTTTTCTGGATCTTTAACTGTTACAGGATATACATGACCCATTGTGTTAGGTAGATCATCAGGTCTTCTTTTAAAATCAGTTTGAAACTTATTATAATTTACGGTCTTCATTGGATAAGGTATTAATGAAACATCATGTGGTGAATTAAACAATCTTAAAACAGATCTAGTACTAAAATCCATATCACTGTCTATAAATATCATTCTATCTGCATCAGAGTTCATAAAACCAGATGCACATAAATTTCTTCCTTGAGTTACTAAAGAAGATTTCATTAATTGAAACGTTACTTTAATTTTATTTAAGATACATTCTTTCTGTAAATCTAAACAAGCTTTAGCAAAATGAATAGATACTTCTGAGTGTACTGGTGTACACACCATTAAATGATTATTTTTGTTTTCGTTTGACAGTGAGAGCTCCTTTTAAAAAATCAGTCCAAAATCGACCAATTGTTTTCCAATCATAAAACCTTTGATAATATTCTTGTTGAAATTTAAGACCCCAAGATAAATCAGTTTTTAACATTTCTTTACATTGTAAAATACACTCCCCTAATTGAATAGCTAATTTAGCTTTATCTGGTGTGTATGGAATATAAATAGGAAACTCAGCACATGTTTCTGGAATAGCACCGAGATCCGTGGTTATTAATAACTGACCCGCAGCTAATGATTCCATCGCTGATATACAAAACGTTTCTTCCCAAATACTAGGAAAACAATTTATATCATAATCTTTTAATTTACCTACTAACTGATCATGAGGACAATAACCCATGTAGTTTACATTTGGTAAGCTCTTAGCCTTTTCATAAAGTTTTTCATAGCCTTTATCGTTTTGGTTGTGAAAACTAGATCCATAAATAATTGTGCTTGAATAAACATCTAAGGTAATATCAGGATCTTTAATTGCTTCCATAGTAGCCAAAGCTACTTCAAGTCCTCTCCAAGGTGTAGATATATAACACATTTTAACTTTTGGTTTTGGGGTAAAATCAGTTTTAAGTTTTAACTCATCGTAGTCAACAGCGTTTTTAATTACTGTAGATCTATCTTCAGGAATTTTAAAAAAGTATCTGTACTTCTCAAATGTCCAATGAGAATTAAAAACATACCAGTCATATTTAGAATGATTATCTTTGTTTTGAAACCAGCTTTGTAAGTTAGGTTGATCGTATGAATTTTTAATCCAAAGTATATTTGATTTTACTGGATCTAAGGGAATTTTTTCGGGAACAGATGTAGTTATTTGAACTGAATCGATTAAAGCTCGAGATACATGTTTTTTTAAATAATCGAACTGAATTTCAGTTCCGCCGTAGGGTTTCATTTCATGGTTTTACCAAAAACCTGTAAAGATGCAACTGTTATTTTTTGATTTATTTGTAAGTCTTCGTTTACTGTATCTGTATTAGAATCTGCTACATCAGCATCAAATTCTTCTTTAGATGTATATTTCTTTTGAGTTCTTTTATTAATTACTTCCTCTTCAGCTTTAGCTGGAATAACAGGAACTTCTTCCCCATTAATAATTATAGTTTTTTGTGTCATTGTTTACGTCCTTGCCGATTGTATTTTTTATAACATCTTTTCTTACTTTTGTTAAGACTCTTGGTGTGACGTCTAGGTCTCTTCCTAGGTTTTGGTCTTTCAACAAAATCTTTAAATTTTCTAGCCATTTTCCTGTGATCTATCTATCAAAGCATAACTAATGGATCCCGTAATTTCATTTGCTGTATCAGCTTGAACTTTAAGAATATCATTTGCTTCCATATTCAAACTAGATTTTATAAAATTATCAAAACCTGCTGATAAACTTTGATGAGCTATGTCCACATCAGATCCTCCAGATTTTTGTAAAAATACATCTACGTTAATATTTCCTCCAGCTTGATGAGCAATTTGTAAGGACTTACCAATAATAGTTGCGTCTGATGGACAGGTTAAAATAGTAGTCACATTAGTTGTAGTTAAATCAAATGTTTCGCTTTTATATCTTATTGTCATTGCATGAAATAATTAAATGAATCTTGTTCGTTTTTTAAGTCTTGTTGATAAGAAGTGTTCAATTGATTTTCAACAGTAGCTATTGCTTGGTTAATTTGTCTAAAACCCTCTGTTGTATATTCTTGTGGTGGTTCTGGTACGTATACGTTTATTTTAGCCATTATCTTCTCCCATCTGCGTTTAAGTCTGCTTTAAATGTACCAAACCTCCAAGTTTCATTAATATCGGTGTTTTGTATTTTTAAATTAGCCAATCTACCTCTTGCTCTTGTATCAATTTTTTCAGTACTAGAATTTATAGTAAAAGGCCCAAGTTGTGAAGAGGCACCAGTATTAATAGGGTAGTCTTTTAGAAATATAGTCACAACCGCATTTCCTTGTAAGTTTTTAAAGTCAGGTAAGAATCTACTTATTCTTATAAAATATTCACCCTCACCATCTACAGGTAAATCAAAATCTCCAGATTGAATGTAAGCTGCAATAGCTGTTTCAGTTCCATCTAAAGATATTTCATTGTTACCAACCTCGTGTGCATAATATGTTGTTGAACCAAAAGTATTTGTAGCACCACTCAAGTTTGTAATTGTTGGTGTAGACGTTGGGCTATATGCTGTTGCATATGGCACATCATATGTACTTGCATCCGCATAAGAACTTCTAGCAAGTGTCATCAAGGACCAAGTATTTTCTACATAATTATAAACTACAACCCTGTTGTTTTGTACTGCAGGACTACCTGCAGGTGTACCCGCTGGATAGAACCATACAATTTCATTAAATAGTGAGTTGTGTGAACCATATATAATTTCATTAGATGAATAGTTTATCCCCACATTTGACCCAGTGGTCGTGAATACAAAGTCTTCAACAAGTGACGGAAGTAATTTAACGGTACCATCAAATACAAAGAAGCCTCCACCTGCTCCCATCCAAAATACTTTACCATCTGCATATACAGTTGCGTGTTGACCGATACAACCACAGTTGGAACCTACTTGTCTGATTGAGAAAGTAAACGGTGGTCCTACAAACTGCATAGTATAAGCTGCTTGATCAGTCAGAATTAAGTTGTAGTCTTTACCAGATACGGCTGCTACGATTTTGTTTCCGGTGTCCAGTCTAAATGTTCCAGCAGTATTTACTGAAGTAGGTTCATAAACATTATAATTTTCTTGATCACTAAATCTTATAAACATTGGGTCTTGAGTAAGTGGGTTGCCAATAGTTGTTTCAGTTCCAAAGTGAACTACGTGTCTATCTCTATCTGAAGTTATCGTTAATCTTGTTGCTGTTGGAGCACCTGTCATAATAGTTGCTCTTTGTTCTAATGGGTTTGATACACCAGGATTCCATATAAATGTTTTACCATCTTTAATAGTTGCTATTAATTGTTCTCCAAAGTTATCAAGTGACCATGACCCAGGATCTAATATAACTGAAGAAGTAGTTGTCCCAGAACCCCAAGTTAATCTACTCCAAGTTCCTGTACCCCAACCATAACCATATGTTTGAATTGTAGGACCTATTTCTTCATAAGGATTTACACTTGCAGATCCTCCTGCAGTCATTCCTGTACCAGATTCATTTGATTTCATTTGAATTGTAAAACTGTTTGCATCAGGTGTGGTTAAAATTTCAAAAGTATAGTCCTCAAAATCAGCTACAGTAAAACCTGTTGCACCACCTCCTGGTAAAGTAACTGAGGTAAATGTTATATATTCACCTACATCTAAACCGTGACTTGTTTTATTTACAGTCACCGTAGTTGATCCATTAGTAGATGTAAAAGTTGCACTAGTAATTGCTGTCGCTAATGGTGTTATGTCATAAAACTTATCTTCATAATAAATATATAAAGCTTTGGAAGTACCAAGTGCAGCGTATCTTCTCCCCTCTAAATCTGTCCAAGTGTGTTGTGCACGAGTTGGTCCTGAAATTGTTTCTTGACCAATGGCAGTATAACCACCTATTTTTTCTGGTTGTCCGTATCTAAATCTAACAAAATCCCCGTCAATCCATTGACCTTCTGCTCCTGAAGGGGTATCAGCTTTATTAATCCCTGGGACTATATTTACATTTCTCAAAGGCATAAGCCATTTTACATCATTTTAGAGCTTCATCCAAGTCGAAGGAGAAGGTATATTATGTTCAGATTTAATACCTTCTTTCATTGTTAACATAATATCGCCTGATATAGATAGCCTTGGTATATCTTTAGTATTCTTTCCAGTTTCATGAAACATCATAGAAGGAAATATAATTACATTACCTGTCTCCGCAGGATACTCAGCTTTACCATAATTAGTATTATCCCACTCTGTAAAGTATGGATCTCTTTTTGGAATATATAACCCTACTTTATGAGCGTCATCATCTAGTAAAAACAAATTACCTTGTTCGTGAGCTTGTGGGTAATATACAAAACTAAAATGACTGCTCATATGCCTATGATAAGCAATATGTTGTTTTTTGGTTGATAAAGTAGCCCAAGACTTTGTTATATATATTTCAAACAAATCTAAATTATATTTTTGTGCAGACAAACAACCTTGTATTACCTTAGATAGTTCAGTATATAATTCTTTAAATCTTTTATCTTTGTGTAAATTATCATCAATAGATTGTAATTCTTTTGGCTTTACATCTGTCGTTATTGAGTACTGAGAATTGGTGGGAGTAATATCTCTAAGTATTATAGGTACAATTTTTTTATTTATGTCTTCAAAGTTTTCTAACTTAGTTATGTATATTGGATAACCAAACCATTTAGATATATTTGCCATAAGGCACTATACTAATTTACTCGTATAAATCTATACTTAACTTCTCCAGCACCACCGTCACCGCCTTGAGTTGATCCACTATCCACTTGTGCGGCACCTCCACCGCCTCCAGATCCTCTTGTACCCGCAGCACCATTAGTACCAGCTCCAGAAGAAGAACCTCCTGCCCCACCAGCTACGTTTCCTGAAAAAGAATCTGCTCCATCTGATCCACCAATTCTACAGTTGTCTCCACCACAGTTTCCATTATTACCCCCAACCGCACCATTTCCATTATCATTAAATGTTCCAGTTGGTCCTGATGTATTTGTAGTGACTGCTTTTGTAGTGCCGTCAGAATCTCTAAAATTTCCTGAAGTGATTACGGATCCTGAAATTGTATTTGAACCTGCAGTCCCAGCTGTGTTACTTCTTAAAGGACCTTGTACACCTCCTCCTGAAGCGGAAGCTCCTCCACCACCATTTAATGTAAATAAACTTCCTGATGTTGATCCAGATAAAGTTGTATTAGTCCCACTACCAGCACTCCCACTATAAACACCTGTTCCTTTAGCACCACCAGAACCAATTGAATAAGAAATTGTTTCACCTTCAGTAACACTAAATATTTTGTCTGATACAAACCCTCCAGAACCCCCTCCAGCTCCAGCAGATTCTCCTCCAGCTTTATCGTAATCAGCTCCTCTCATAGCACCACCACCTGCTCCGACTCCTGCTTGAACATGAATTGCATTAGCACCTTGTGGTACTGAAAAAGTTCCTGAACCTGAACTTAATGTTGTAAAAGATGTTGCTGTAAAAGCTGCGAATACTAATTCCCAAGTACCTGATACTTTTGCATAAATCTCATCTGCTTCTTGCCAAACGCCTGATACTTTTCCGTATGCGTTCT